CTGATTCCCGGCTGATAGCAGCCCCTTGTTTAATAGCCTTTAACTTTGCTGTTGCTTCTGATTTTTCATTGCCAGCGGTATAGGTAAAACAAGATTTATTATCTCTTCCGTACTTCCAGCCTGGTTTATTATCTTTTCTACATCTTATTAATGGCATATTATTTCGCCTTCTTTGGTTTTTTAGTTTTTTTCTTTTCGTAAGGCATAAAATCAATACCCGGGAATTTTTCAACGAGTTCTAAACTGCCATCGGGTTTTAGAAAAGGATTTTTATTTTTTTCTTTTTTTATTTTAGTCATTATTTATTCACCCACCTTTTATATAATACTCCATATTTCCTGGCAAACATTTCCATTGCCTCATGAGTATGTTTTTGACTTGTTACTTTTGCTGCAAATTTTGTTGCTTCCTCATAATCAGTTCCAATATTTACCAAGCGGTCGCGTTCTGTATTATATATTGCCTGGTATTTATTCTGTAATATGCTATTCTCTAATCCGTAAAGATCTTTTACTTCGGCCCCGGAATGTGGAAATTTAGTGCTATCTATTATTTTAGCACTATATTCGTATTTTGTTCCTACTGCTCTTATTTCGGACCCTCTTTTATATGCCCCTAACATATTAAGATCATCCCCAGAAAAACTGCTCCCAGAGGGATGATTATGTGTAAACAGCATATTGTCGACATTCATTCGGTTGAATTCTTCTTCTGTGAAATTTACATGGTTATAAGTACCAGTTTTCTCAAGCAATATATTTCCTTTTGTATCTACCGCTATACAATGTTCTGTTTTTGCGCTGGCATATTTCTTATTAAATTCTTTTATTCTCATTAATTGCATGTTTGTTTTTGGGGCCCCGGGTATAGTTGCAACCGGCGTTGGTATATTTTCTTTAAGTATAAGATCTTTCGTAAAGTTATCCCTGATCCAATATGGTATATTCTTATATCCTGCTATTGTTTTGGCATTTATATCTAGCCAGTCCTGGGCCCGGTTAGGTATTTTGGTAATAAAATTTGAATTATCTATCTTACCGGTTTTCATAAATTTAAGAGAATCCTTTTTATTTAGCATAATTGAAGTGGTATAACATAAGCATTGCGGGTGCCAACCTATAAAGACAAATCCCTTCGGATATTTCCCTATTAGATCATCGCACATATCAAGCCGGGGGTGAGAAGCTGATAAATGAACCTCTATTCCCGTTATAAATGGTAACTGTTGTCTCCTTGTATAATCGCTCATTCTATAGGCCATATTTACTTCTGTTCTTGCAAGTCTCAAAGCGTTTTTATAAGAGCTCCTATATATCCCCGCTCCCGGATGGTAGCCCCTGGCCGCCTTGCTTAATACAAGTTTCCCATCCTGCCTGACTCTCCTGAATAATCTGTTCGGTTCATTCAAGTATTGCTTAACTTCTACTGCCATTTCGGCCGCACTTTCTCCGGTAGATATTCCGGAAGCGAGATAAAGTTCCAATTGATCTTTTGCCCCATTCGTTAGATTCCAAACTCTTTCGCTTAGGTTCATTCCCGCTTCTGTCCGGTTAATGAAAGTTTCTAAGGCTGCCATGTTTAATTGATTAAATGAAGGTGCTATAAGATCTTTATTTAGTTTTATTCCTTCGGCCCAGGTCCCTACCATTTTATTATTCTTTAGATTGGCCATATCCCAATTATTGACAATCCCCTCTTGTATATTAGCCTGTATATCTTTATGGAGTCTGTTTAATATTAAATCTATCTGTTTTTCCAATCCTCTATTTACTTTATAGAAGGCACTCTGGTATATTTTAGTTGGGTATCTCATTTCAAAAATAGCGGCTTTCATCGCTAAATTCCTAGATGCTTCGTCCAATGCCGCTTGTATTTTTCTGTTATAATTTACTATATTTTGAATATTCTTAGGTTCAAATTGTTCTTCAATTCCCATTTAGGGTCCCTTTATCCAATAAATTTTTATTCTCTTTATCAGCTTCTATCATTACATCAGGAAAAACTCTTTTCTTTATAGCTGCCTTAATCAAAAATTTAATATCCTTAGAAAGACATTTACCTCCTGCCCCCCTGTAGCCATCGAATAGCGGGTCAAGGTGCATAGAATTAATATATTTATCTAGTTTAAAGGCCTCTAATAATTTATAATAATCTGCCCCATATTTTTGACAAATATCGTATAGCTCATTTCCGAAAACTACTTTTATGGTATATAGGCTATTCAGGGATATCTTTAATAGTTCAGCTTCTATCGGACTCATCTTTATTATTTTATTTTTATTGTCTACTACCAGTCTAAATAATTCTTTAAATATCTCGAATATTTCTTTTCTCCTAGTCCCTATGATTACCTTATCAGGGCATATTTCGTCTAATAATGCAGTCCGTTCCCGTAGGAATTCGGGCAGATAGACAAATTCCCTCTTGTATTGTTTTGTAAGTTTATCAATTGTTCCCGGAATAATAGTCGATCTAATAGCGATTATTGCTTTTTGGTTTTTAAGGTTTACGTAGCTTATCGCCATTTTAAGATCTTCAAATTTGCAATCAGGTTTAGTGGGTACGCAAATAAAGACAATTTCGCACTCGGATATATCATCATTCAGGCCTTTAAATGGATCGTATCGTTTAACTGTATGGCTCATATCCTCTAATAGATTGGCCAGGCTACCACCGATAACTCCACAACCGACCACACCAAAATTAATATTTTCATGCTTCATACGATTCACCTAATTTTGATAATTTCCCTCGTTCTTCTTCCATTCTTTTGATATCTTCTTCTGAATCTTCTACTAGGGTATTTTGCCTTACTGCCTCCTTTTCGCTCATGATGACATCTCCACCCCGGGCTGTTGATAATGCTTTTATAAGTTCCGACATATCCTGGGGTAGGATATTCCCGAATTTAATTGATATATCTAGCTCCTGCAAATTCTTTGCTTCCTTTACATTGGTCATCGATAATATAGCCTTTAATAAATTAATTCTTCTGGTTAATGCTTCTCCGAATAATTCTTCTTTGTCTTTTGCTTTTAAAATAGCATCCATGAAAAGGAACTTGAGGGCTTCTCCTGAAGTTTTTGTAAATCCTTTAACGTTATTAAAGGATAAATCGGGGGTTGAAGTTATAGAATATATGATATCTTTCAGAGTCTCATATTCTAATTTTATTGCTTCCGGTGCGTGTCTCCAGGTTAGATATTCGGCATCTCCGTACTCTATTTTACCTTCGGCCCCGGCCTCACCTTCGAATTGCAAAGTTTTGCCTATTTCCCCCTTCTCCGGTGGGTTTTTTATTTTCCCTTTTAGTTTTATAATAGGTGCTCCAAAATAATCATTTGTATCGGCAAATTTAGAGATCAGCATTTCGATTCTATCAATCTCACTCTGGACACTCGTCCATTCCGGTTCATCCTGATCATAATAGATTACAGGGATTTTTTTAAATAGATTCTCTTTTTCTTCTACTGTCCAGTCAGTTTTCTTGATCCCATAGTAAAATTTTTCAGCGGTATAAATATCGATATGTTCGTAAGGTTTACCGTCAATATCTTCGAGTTTATACCGGCGGGTAAAGGCATCCATATCTCCGTTTTCGTTAAAATGAATATAGATATCATCGCCGTTTTTCTTACATAGCAGGGACACTTTAATATATTTGTTATTTTCATTATCGATTATTGTATACCAAAGCTCGGCCACCTTTGTTTCTACAAATAATCTGCGCGCCAGCTTTTTATTGAAATAATCTAGTTTGTCTTTTTTCCAGATATCATCTATTAGAGAAAAAGTTTCCTGGTATTTTTCCTCTTTATTCCCTAATATTAATTTCACTGGATCGCCGAATAAAAAAGATACGGCCATATTAACGATCTTCTTTTGATATTGGATGACTTCTTTTGCCTGGGTAATTATCTTTGATGTTGAGCCCTTGCCGATAACTTTATCTTTTCGTTCTTTAATTGTATGATCGCCGGTATATTGTTTTTCATATGATTCGAGATCTCTTTCCTTTGGGTCCTTACATAATAATTCTGTTAACTTCTTAAAATCCTTGCCATACATTTTTAAAATATCTTCTATCTTCATGATATTCTCCTTTCTTTTATTTTTTAAAATATTCCCAGTTCCTGGGCGTTATAAGGTTTTTCTTCTTTCTTCTCAAAAATCCTATCATTAAGGGCGTAACGGATCTGATCCATAAAATGATTATTTCTGTCTACCGGTTCATTAATGGCTATCCCGTCTTTATTCTTTTTCCACTGGTATAATTGAATTTCGTTAATTGCATTCTGGCATTTTCTATCAATTATAATTTCAAATTGCCTCATGTATTGAATACCAAAATTGACACTTCCCGGACCTTTCTTGGCCGCCAGGGCTTTTATACCGTATCCTCTTAATTCAGCTATTGATTTAGGTTCGTTATCACATCTGATATACTCTTTGTTTATTGTAGGTTTTAACTTATTTGCTATAAGATTATTGGTCAGGCCTAACTCGTAAATTATCTCTTCCAAGATATATAATTTCTTCCCCTTTATAGCCTGTCTCCCTGCCGCTGTTGGGTCATTAGAATAGCCAAAATCCAATCCGTTATAATAAGTATCGAAGGTATTTTTAATCCCGGAAAGATCCTCAATTTTCCAATTAGTAAATATCAGATCCCCTAAAATTCCCCAGTTTCCTAAGGTATAAACTTCTCTATAATATGGATCTTGCTCATTTTCTAATTCGTCTATATCGTCTTGTTCCAGGAATTTATTATCCTTATAGGTTGTCTTTAGAATCGATAATCTTTCATCGTGATATTCAAATTCTCCTTCTACCCAGTTTTGGAAGTATTCCTTGAATATCCAGTGGCTCCGGATAATAGGATTGAAACATAGCGTCAAACGTTTTAATACTTTAGATCTACCTCTTAATCTTTTATATAATTGCTTAACATCATCTCTTTTTGTCTCGGTTGCTTCCTCTATTAAAATATCAGTAATAACGCCCTTTTCCGGTATTATTGATTTAAGTTTTTCAGCATCATCCAACCCCCTAAAAAGA